TGGCGCCGGAGTATTAAAGGCGTTAGGTTCTGAAATGATTCGTGTGCGTGGCGAATTTCAATCTATGCAGACCGCTATTGAGACTATGGTTGGAGAAGATATAGCAGGGCGACTGATTCCGCAAATCAAGGAGCTGGCTAAGATTTCTCCACTTACTATGTCAGATATGGTTGGAGCAGAAAAGATGATGCTTGGATTTAACATACAAGCAGAAGACACTATCAAATACTTGAAAGCCATTAGTGATATTTCTATGGGGGAATCCAGTAAGTTCAATTCGCTGACTTTGGCATTTTCACAGATGTCAGCAGCGGGTAAACTTATGGGGCAGGATCTGAATCAAATGATAAACGCTGGATTCAACCCGTTACAGATTATCTCCGAAAAGACCGGAAAATCTATCGCAACTTTGAAAGATGAAATGTCCAAAGGTGCTGTTTCCGCTGAAATGGTTCAACAGGCATTCATTGATGCAACTTCCGCAGGTGGTAAGTTCTATAATATGTCTGAGAATGCTTCAAAGACTATCAATGGTCAGTTGTCTATGATGCAGGATGCTTTGGATTCCGTGTTTAACGAATTGGGAATTAAGTCAGAAAGTGTTATCATGGACGGTATTCAAATGACAACTTCGTTGATTCAGAATTATGAAACAGTAGGGAAGGTCTTGGCTGGATTAGTGGTTACTTATGGTACATACCGGACCGCAGTGATGCTTGTTACTGCTGCCGAAAATGGCCATTCTGCCGCAACAATGGTTATGCGTGGGAGAATATTGTTGGCACAGAAGGCTCAGGCTTTGTTGAATGCTACTATGTTGAAGAATCCGTATGTCTTATTAGCTACGGTAGCGATTGGTGCTGCATCTGCTATATGGGCACTGAGCAAGCGGACAACCGAAGCGCAGGAGGTTCAAGAAAGATATAATGCTTCAAAAGAGAATACTATACGAAAAGAAGAAGCTCACAGGCAGGAAATTCAACGCCTCATTTCTGTTGCTAGTGATGAAGTGGAAGCTACAGCAAATCGTAATGGCGCAATTGAAGCATTGAAAAAGGCATATCCAGGTATTATTGAAAAATATATTGATGAAGAGGGGCATTTGACAAACCTCATTCAATTGCAGAAAGAACTTAACGAGGAACAATCCAAGAAAAAGGCTGAAAGCAATCAAGCAAGGCTTGATGCTATCAATGCGAAAGTGAGGAATCAAGAAGAGTATGTTTTAAGAATGTCGGGTAGCGAAGAGGCAATCAAAGAGGCTAATGATGTTCTTAAAGAATTACAAAGACAACAAAAAGAAGCTCAAGCTGCCGTAAATTCTGATTATATAAATGCCCGTATTGAAGAAGCTAAAAAACTTTCTGATATCGAACTAAAAAAGTCAATATCGCAATGGAAATCATCTCTTTCTAAAGTTACAGGAGATATAATAGGAGATTTCTCACGTGATGAAGTTTCTTCATTTATAAAATCTCTTGAATCAATACTATATGCAAGAGAAAAACAGACTAAAAATAAAAAATATTGGGAAAAACAAAAGAAAGAAGCCGAAACCGCTTTAAACTCCATTGCATCTTCTCAAAAGAAATTGTTGGATACAGGAAAATTCAAAGGCATAGATGACGCTGTTGTAAATAATTACAAGGATAATGTCAGAAAGCTAAAAGAAGCCGAAAAAGAACTGAAAGTTTACGATTCGTCTTCCAAACAAGAAAACCAATCCCCAAAAGAAGTAACCAAACAACTCAAACAAGAAGAACAACTTGCCGAACAACTTCTTTCCATTCGTCGGAAAAACCAGCAGGATGAAATCAACCTCATGGAGGACGGCACGGAAAGGAAGTTAAAGCAGATTGACTTGGACTATCAGAGGGAGCTTGATGCCATCAAGAAGCAGCGCAGGGAATGGGAAAGTTTGCAGGGCGGCAAGCTAACCGACGAGCAAATGTCTACTCTTGGCATGTGGGCTTCCAATGCAGCAAAAGGAAGGGAATCCGGTATCTCCGACGTAAACAGAAAGAAGCTGGAATCGGACAGAAAGGCTTGGCAGGAATACTTCATTGAGTACGGAAATTACCAAGAAAAACGGAAGAACCTCGTTCAGAAATACAATGACGAGTTAGCCAAATTACAAAAGGACAGTCCTGAATATGCCATCAAGGAAGCCGAAAAAAGTAAAGCCATAGAACAGCTCGATGAGCAATATGGAAAGTCCACTAAGGCGATGGCAGACTTATTCGAGGATGCGAGTAACAAATCGGTTTCCGCTATTCAGTCCATCATAGACAAATACGAAATCCTTATCAAATACATGTCCGGTACTGATAAAGACATTTCTATTGCTGATTTGAAAGGAATAGGCTTTACCGATAAAGACATTGAAGGGATAGAAAAAGGGGAAATATCCATCAAGGATGTTACAGACGCAATTAAAGGGTTAAAGGATGAACTTAAAGGAAAATCACCGTGGCAGGCTTTCGTCTATGACTTGGAGAAAGGGATAGAAGCCATAAAAAAGGGTGGCAACGATTCCAAGAAAATCGGTCAAGGCATCACCGATATAGGAAATGCTGTGACGTCTTTTGCCCCTGCATTGAATGAGTTCGGCTCAAGTATCGCCGACATATTCGGATTTGACGACAGTAAGATAACAAGTGCCGTTGATGCGCTTGGCGGCTTAGGACAAACGGCATCCGGGGTCGGGCAAATCATGTCGGGTGATATTGTCGGAGGCGCAATGAGTGCGGTTTCTGGAATTTCCGCTGTAGTGTCTGCGTTGGATGGGATGTTCGGTGCCGATTATTCCCACTATAATGAGATGGTCGAGGAATATAACAAACTCAATGAGATATGGGATGAGCTGATAGACAAGAAGCTGGAGTACATCAACACATCTTACGGAGCAGAAGCGGACAAGGTAGGCAAAGAGGCTCTTGAACTTGTCAACAAGAGTATTGAGGCGTACAGAATACTTGGGCGTGAACGATTAAACTCCGGTGCGTCTGCCGGTTCTCATTCCATTGGCAAGCGCATGGCAAAGAATACCTCGTCAAGCGACTGGCAGGACATCGCCAGAGCGCTCGATATGTCTGTCAAAGACGCCAAGGATTTTATAGGTACCGGACGCATGACGGGATTGTTTGACCTGACT